ACTTCTACTTTATCCGTTGCATCAGGAACTGCCTTAACTGTTACTGTTGGAGCAGGTGGAGCAGGCGCTACTACAACCTCAAGAGGTGTTAGTGGTTCTAATTCTGATTTTTCATCAGTAACTTCAATTGGTGGCGGTGGCGGCGGTTCTGCAAATACTGCTGGTCCACCATCAACAACTACAAATTATTATGGCATCCCTGCTGGCACTGGTGTAATCACCGCTGCTGGAACTGTAGGTTCAGGTGGAGGTGGCGGTGGTAATGTCAATGCAACTGGAGTTGGTTTTGCAGGCGCTAATGGTATTTCAGGTGGAGGCGGTGGCTCTTCTTATGTCACTACATCTATTACCGCCAATGGCGGTAATGGTGGTAATGGTTTAGCAGGCGGTGGTGGTGCGGGGACTAGAACTAATTCTGGAACTGCAAATGCTGGCAATGGCGGTAACGGAATAAATATTCTTACAGGTGCAGTTACAACAGGCGGAATAGGTGTGTCAACAACACTTGCTGCAGGTGGTGGTGGCGGAGCAGGTGTTGCAGGTAATGGTTCTACTGGTTCAACAATTAATGGCGGTGCTGGTGGACTTGGTGGCGGTGGCGGTGGTGGTGGTCAAAGCAGTGGTAATGGCGGCGCAGGAATTCTTTACATTTTTTACTAGGAGATAAATGTCTAATATATTTCGCAAGACAAAGGCTGGTACGCAAGTATCTTCTTGGCAACAATCTTCTAATACAGTCACGCCTACTCAACAAACTTCTTTATTTGCACCCAATGGATTAACTTTGCGCCAAACTATTACTTCCTCTGGTTCAGTAAAAATACCTGATGGTGTTACTTGGGTTTATGTTATTGCTGTTGGTGGCGGTGGGGGTAATAGCGGCAACACTCAAGCAGGTGGAGGGGCTGGCGGCATATCTTGGGGATGGACTTTAGCAAACTCAACTTGCATTGTAGGTGCTGGAGGACCAAGTTCTTTTGGTGGTTATACCCGTTACGGACATATTATTGCAGGCGGTGGTGGTGCAGCATTAAATGGAACAAATGGACCTGGAGCGGGAGCTGCTGGTGGTTATTTGACTGGTACTGGTGGAAATGGAGTAACTAATTACTGGGGTATCCCTGCTGGTGCTGGCGGTACTGGTGGGTCATCATTTGCCGTAAGTGGTGGAATTGGCTCAGGTGCAGGCGGTGGGGGTTCAACTTCTGGAACCCCAGGCGGTAATGGTGGTAATGGTATTTCAGGCGGAGGTGGCGGTAATACCCAATATCTCAGCAGTGGAGCAACTGGCGGTAATGGCGGCTCAGGGTTAGCAGGCGGTGGTGGTGGTAACAGTCAGAGTACTGGTACTCGTATAGGCGGTAACGGCGGTAATGGAATAAACATTCTTACTGGAGCAGTTACAACTGGTGGTATAGGCGCAACTGGATCTGGTTCTGGCGTTGGATCTCCCTATGGTGGTGGTGGCGGAGGCGGCGCTGGAGTTGCTGGAAATGGCGCAAATGGTTCTGGAAGCGTAGGCGGTGCTGGCGGTTTAGGTGGAGGCGGCGGAGGTTCTGGAATTAGCGGCGGCGGCGTTGGCGGAGCAGGAATTATTTTTATTTACTACTAGGAGACAACTATGAGCGCATCTATATATAACAATTCATCATTTACTGATTCCCCATATGGGTTGAAGCTGCAACAAATCTTTTCTACACCTGGAACTTTTTCAGTAACAATACCCAAAGGTATTAACCGTGTTTATGCAGTTGTGGTTGGCGGTGGCGGTGGTGGTGGAACTGCTTCAACTGCAACAGGAGCAGGTGGTGGTGGTGCTGGCGGTTATTCTGCTGGTTGGACTTATGCAACCAATACTTGCACAGTAGGCGCTGGTGGAGCAGGTGCTACATCAGGTTCAGGTACAACTGGAGCTGGAAGTATTTATGGAATGGTTTTTGCTGGTGGTGGTGCGGGTGGAGGAACTGGTGGAACTAACGGAGGCGCTGCTGGAGGTGCAACAACACCAACAGCCATAGCAACTTCAACAACTTCTTACACTGGGGCGCCTGGTGGTGGACAGGGAGTTTTTGGATATGCTGCTGGGGGTGGCGTAGGTTCCAGCCCTATTGGTAGTGCGGGCGCTGCTGGTGTTTCAGCAGGAGGCGGAGGAGCATCTACATTTACAGGTGCTACAGCAGCATCTGGTGGTGCTGGTGGTCGTGGGCTTATTGCAGGTGGTGGTGGTTCTGCCACAACAACTGGAACCGCAACAGGTGGTGCAGGCGGCACTGGCGATTTCTTTGCTGGTGGAACTGGCTCAACTGGAACTGGAGTTCTTTTTGGTGCTGGTGGTGGTGGCGGTGGTTTCACAGGTGCTGGTGCAAATGCTTTGGGTGCTACTGGTGGAGCAGGAGGAAGCGGTGGTGGTGGAGGCGGTGCAGCACCACAAGGCGGTACTGCTGGCACAGGCGGCAACGGCGTGATTTATCTTTACTATTAAGGAGTAAAAATGTCTTTAACTATTTATGATAATTCATCATACAGTGATATCCCTTTGGGTTTAAAGCTGCAACAAACTATTACTTCATCAGGTGCTGTAGTAATACCTTCTAATATTAAACGCGTATATGCGGTCTGCATTGGTGGGGGTGGTGCAGGAAGTTCTCAGGCTACAATCGCAGGTGGAGGCGGTGGGGCTGGTAGTTACTCTGCTGGTTGGACTTATGCCACAAATACTTGCACAGTAGGTGCAGGTGGTGCTGGTGTAGTTGCTGCCGCTGGAAATAACGGAGGCGCTACTGTTTATGGAATGGTATTTGCTTATGGCGGTTCAGGTGGGATTTCTACTGGCTCAGGCGGTGCTGCTGGAGTTGCTGGAATTGTTGCAACAACTAATTCATCTATTTCTTACACAGGCGCACCCGCCGCCGCTGTTAATACAATAGGTTACAACGCTGCTGGAACAACCACTGCCAATCCAGGTATGGCTGGTGTATCGGGTGGCGGGTCTGTTGCAAACAGCACAACAACAGGTACTCAATCAGGTCGAGATGGTGGTCGCGGTCTTATAGGCGGCGGTGCAAGCGGTGCAGGCACATCAGGTATTGGTACTGGTGGTACTGGTGGTAACGGTGATTTGTTCAATGGCGGTACAGGTTCAACAGGCACTGGCGTTGGCTTTGGCGCAGGCGGAGGTGGTGCAGGTTATGCAGCAGCAGGCGGCAACGGCTCAGGCACTACAGGTGGCGCTGGTGGCTTAGGTGGTGGTGGCGGTGGTGGTTCTGGTATTAACGGAACTTCAGGCGCTGGTGGTGCTGGCGTAATTTATTTATACTACTAAGGAGATAACAATGGCAACATACGCAATGATGAGTGGCAATATAGTTTCAACTATAATTGTCGCAGATAACAAAGAAGAAACAGAGGCAGCCTTAAACTGCGTTTTGATTGAGTACACACCTGAAAATCCTGCGGGTGTTGGTTGGACTTATGATGAGGCTACTGGGAAGTTTACAGCCCCAGAGGTAGTTGAGCTATCAGCAATGGATAAGCTACTTGCTGCAGGTCTTAGCGAAGAAGATATTGCTACCCTTTTGCAAGAAGTTGGTAATTCTACGGTAGAATAAACCTTATGAATCTGGTACAAAAATCGGTACAACACGGAGGAAAATTAGCCCCTCTAGTTATTGAACAGGGATTAACTTCTGGCACAGGCTTGATGAACCCATCTATCTTCATAGATAATGATGGGGATATCCTAGTTAATTTGCGACACGTAAATTACACACTATGCCACTCTGAAAACACACAGCAGTTTCCTTCTCGTTGGGGGCCGCTATCTTATCTGCATCCAGAAAAAGACCAGCGCCTTGTGACTGAGAACTATCTATGTAGATTGAACTCTGATCTAGAGATGACTGACTACGCAAGAGTAGAGATGCTAAACCTTCATACTCCTATCTGGGAGTTTGTTGGGTTAGAAGATGCTCGTCTTGTACAGTGGAATGACAAGTACTACTTGGTTGGGGTTCGTAGAGATACAACTACTAACGGTCAAGGCCGTATGGAATATAGTGAAGTTACTATAGATAAAGATACCTGGTCTATTTCTGAAGTAAGTAGAACCCGAATCCCTGCGCCAGGAAATGACGACTCTTACTGCGAAAAGAACTGGGTGCCTGTCTTAGATAAGCCATATCACTTTGTTAAGTGGACATCCCCTGTAGAGGTTGTTAAAGCAGACCCTACGGAACCAAAGTGTGAACAAGTCTTTGTTCGTCAAGGGATACAACCTGTTAAAGACCAACGAGGTAGCTCACAGCTAGTTCGGTGGGGCAACATGTATATCAGCATTACTCATGAGGTTGACTTATTTAAAAACTATTTACAGCAAAAAGACGGAATATACCGCCATCGCCTATGCGTATGGGATGACCAGTTAAACCTAGTTGGTCTAAGCAAAGAATTTTCTTTTTTAGATGCACGGATTGAGTTCTGTGCTGGAGCTGCTGTACACAACGGTGATCTACTTATATCCTTTGGGTTCCAAGATAATGCGGCATTTATTTTACGTACACCAAAACTGGTTGTAGAAGACTTAATTGTAGAGGCGCTTTCTTATGAAAATTGAAGAGTTAGTTATTGAGCTTTCTACAGACCCATTTAATCCTGAGTTAAACTTTAAATGCGCTGTTGAATACCAGAGTATTAATCAAACAGCGTCTGCTGTTTCTTTTTATCTACGAGCAGCAGAGTACGGGGTCGGGACGCACCCCGTTATTGTCTACAACTCATTGCTGCGTATGGCTGGTTGTTTTGCAGACCAGAACGACAGGGTTAACACAGTTAGTAACTGCATCCTACAAGCGGTAGCACACATGCCGGAACGTCCCGAAGCTTACTTTCTTATGTCACAGTTTCATGAGCGCCAAGGTGCTTGGCAAGAGTGCTATACCTGGGCTAAGATGGGATTATCTGTTCCCGCATGGGGCGCACTTCCTGCCGATGTGGGTTACCACGGAGAATACGTACTTGAGTTTGAAAAAGCGGTAAGTGCTTGGTGGATTGGTCGTAAAGAAGAATCCGTTAAACTGCTTAAAGAACTACAATCTCAAGATTTAGCTGAGGACTATCGTAAAGCTGTGGAGTCTAATATTGAACGTATTTTTTGATATTGGGGCTAATAGGGGAGATGCCACAGTTGTTGGGTTAGAAAAAGGCTACAAAGTAATTGCTCTTGAACCAGCGCCCAGAATATACAAAGAGTTGGTATCAAACTTTATCTATAACCCAAACGTTATCCCACTTAAATTAGCAGTCTCAGATACCTCAGATGAAGTAGTTGAGTTCTATGAGGCGCAGGAAGATGGACTTTCTTCTTTAGAAAAGTCCTGGTTAACAGATGAGGCTATGCCGTATAACGGCAAGCCATTTAGAACTATTAAAGCCACAACTATTACCATAGATAAGCTTGCTGGGATATATGGCGAGCCTGACCTTATTAAGATAGATGTTGAAGGTGCTGAATGGGTTGTCCTACGTGGCATGACCCGCAAAATGGGAACACTTACCTTTGAGTGGACCCAGGAAACATTAGACGAGCACGAAGCACAACTAAAGTACCTGGAAGAACTTGGCTATGAATTCTTTGCCCCACAGTTTATTGAGCACCATTTACAAGAACCACTTAATTGGTACCCCATTGGGAGCCTTAAAAAATGGGTTTATAAGAACTCTAAAAGCTGGGTTGCAGGTGGGTGGAAAGAATCTAGCTTGCGTCCTACAGCAGATGTAGGAATGGTTTGGGTTAGATAGGATATACAGATTCTGCTATAGTAAGGCTATAACTAAGGAGTACCATGACAGCCAATTATCCATCCAGCGTCCGTTCCTATGTAGCACGTGTTGACTTAGTAGATACAGTTATTGCAGATAACGTCAACTCGCTTCAAGAAGAAGTTGTGGCAATTGAAACCACACTTGGTAGTGCCGCTACTAGTAGCAGCCCCCTAGTTTCTTCATTTGGTTCTACAGCATTTACTACAACAATGAATGGTTCTGGAGCTACTGCTTGGACTACCGTAGGTGCACGCCTAGCCAATATTGAAAATGGTTTGCTTAACGGTGTTTCAAATGCCCCATATGTAGCCAAAGCTGGCGGAAGCACAATTAGCACAGCTAGCGTTAAAGGCCTTGTACTACAAACTGTATCTGGAACATCTAACCTTCTTGAGTCTTACTCTGCAGCTGCAGCTTTAGGGTTTAGCCTGGATTCATCCGGTATTCCTAAAGTAGGAACAAATAACGTTCTCTATGTTAATAGTTCAGATTACACATCTCTTGTTAATAGTATTAGCTCGGCCTCCACTACTGGTGGGGCAGCTATTCCTAAGGCGGCATTTACAGCTGCGGGAGATCTTATTGTAGGTAGCGGATCAGCTACATATAACACCCTTGCTAGAGGAACTTCTGGTCAAGCACTTATTATGAACGGAACTTCAGTGTCTTGGGGTACTCCTACAGACACAACAAAAGTTTCTTTATCTACTGTTACAGCAGCTGGGGATCTTATTGTAGGTAGCGGAAATGCTGCAGTATCTCGTCTAGGTATTGGTGCAAACGGTACAGTACTTACAAGTAACGGTACAACAGCTACCTGGGTATCACCTACTACTTCATATGTTTCTCAGACAAACGGAACCGTATCAACAGCCTCAACATCTTCAGGAGTTGTACGAAACATCTACACATCTACAAGCGCACCATCAGGTGGCAATGATGGGGATATCTGGGTGGTATACGTCTAATGCCAGGTCAAGTAAGGGTAGGCGGTACCTGGAAAACATTTCCTGGTTTATATGTAAAGGTCAGTGGTTCCTGGCGTAATGCTTCTTCTGCCTGGGTTAAAGTAGGCGGTGTATGGAAACAATGGTTTATTGGAAAGATTACAGATACATTTACTAGAACTACTACAACAAATTTAGGAACTAGTGATACTGGTGTTTCATGGACAACCCTATTTGGTTCTTGGTTAGCAAATGGATCAGTTGCAGACTCTACTAGTTCTGTATCTTCAAGTAATGCTGGTGCTGTGGCCTATGTCCCTCTAGGGGCAGCTAATGCTACAGTTTCTGCAACAGTTACTCCTGGAACAGGCCCCGCTTTTTGGATTACTGCTGCCGGTTCTTGGTGGGGCGCAATTTCTTATAGTGATACGTCTACTTATAGTTACAGCTGTAACTGTGTTGGTTACTGCTCTGATTGTGTAAGCTATTCATGTTCTGATTGTGTATCAACATCTACTTATGATGCAACAGCAAGTTCTTCTACCACTTATAGTTATTACGGTTCTGCGTCTACTTATTCCTCTACTATTGATACAAGATACTGTACTTCTGCAGATGTAGCAGCGCCTTATTATGTGAGTACTTGTTACCAAGTTGGGGTATGTGATTCAACCGCTACTGGTGGAGTTTGTTCTAGGTCTTGTCCTAGTGGTGGTGTACAAGATGGGTCTGTCTGCTATCTTTGTTCTGGTGGAACAGTAAACGGCCCAAATCCTACTACTGGATCTGGCAGTGTTGCATCTTGTTATATTGGAAATACAAATACTACATACTCATGTCCTAGTGGAGGCTCTTTAAGTGGATCTACCTGTACAGTTACAACATCTACCTCAGGAGGAATCTATCCATCTTGTAGCTGTGGAGTAAGCGCATATGTTTACTCAGGAGGGTCGTACCCAAACTGTTCTTGTGGTTCGGGAACTTCCTGTAGTACATGTACTGGAACTACTACAAACTATTATGCTCGTATTATTTACTCTACAAGTACAGGCTCAGCATATACTGTTTACTCAACTACAACAGCTACAGCTGAAGTAAAATCTATAAAAGTAGTAACCTCTGGAACAGGGGCTACAGTAACTGGTTATTCTGATACTGCTTTAACTACTAGTGCGGTATCTGCTACTGTGACTGGCGCTGCCACAACAGGAACAAATCATGGTATAGTTAAGTCCTACTCAGCTAACGCACAAGGTACAACGGCAGATAACTTCTCGGTAGGGCTATAATATGACAGATCCATTTGAAAGACCAGCAAGACCTTGGGACCTATTTAATAAGAATATTGGACGGGTTCAAACAGGTATTGCAGCTGAACGCTTTGCTATTTGTAAAGAATGTCCTATGCTTCTTCCTACAGGCAACTGTAAGGAATGCGGCTGTTTTATGCATGCAAAGGTAAAACTACCAAATGCATACTGCCCACTGCATAAGTGGGAACAAGTTAAAGTTTCATACAAAGAAGACCTAGAAGAAATAAACACAGGAGAATAAAATGGCAGAAGAACTTCCACCAGTAAAATTAGCATTTGTTATTGACGGAGAAGTAGTAGATATCCTCTTTACTGACAACCGCCTAGCCGCTATCTTTTTAAGTGAGCCTACTATAGTAGATGTAACAGAATTGATTGAGACTGAAGGAAAAGGATCCGTACTTGTTGGTTCTGCGTACGATCCAGAAACAAATAAGTTTTCACACCCATCTACAGTAGTTTAAAGGATAAATATGCGTGGAGATAATCGAGAGGGCCGTTTTAATATTGCCTATGAGCGTGGCTCCAACGTATCTGGAACTACAGTAGAGCTAGTACAGACTGTTGGTACCTTTGTAGACTGGTGGATCTATGACCAGGACAACTCTGTTATTGACCCTATTTATGATGTTGCTTCTAATAGCACAGGTGGGGGACGTAAGTGGAGAACACCATTTACTATTCCCGTAGTTAATGCTCACTTAGAGCAGGGTGTTACTGTACAAAGTGAGCGTGGTTTCTATAATACTGACCAATTAACTATTGTCATAAATGTTGATGTAATTGAAAACCACCTTAATTTTTACGGAGCTAATGCTTCTAATACACGTGAGCTATCTACTGTAGAGATCAACCCGGATGCTTATTTGCGCGATAGAATTGTCTTTAGACGTCAGGTATTTACCCCTGTAAAAGTTTTGCCTCAGGGTATAATTAAAGATAAGTATTCCCTTTTACAGATTAGCTGTGAACAGGTGAATGCGGAAGAGCTAGTAAACGATAGCCAATTCCAGCACTTTGCTAATTACTCGGCGTTTAACGAGTCCACGCTTTAAATACTAAGTCTAGGAGACATATGTTCGTCCACTCCAATGTTACTGTAGGAACCACCCCTACACTTCTTTTTACCCTACCTAAATCAGCAATTTATACCGCAGTATCAATTCAAAATCGTGATTCTGCTGCAGTCTATGTAGGAGATGCGTCTATTACAGCAGCGTCTGGTGCTAATGGGGGACACTACATCGCCCCAACAACAGGTACTTTTCAAATATGGGCAAGTGGTGGAGACAAAGTTTACGCCGTTTCTTCTGCTGGAACAACTACTGGCGCCGTATCAGTGTTGTATTCATACACCCCAGCGGATTATCCAGTCTGATGCCTATGAAGTCAAAGGCCCAGCGTCGTGCCCTGTGGGCAAAGGATCCTAAGCTGGCACAGGAGTTTGAGAACAAGACCCCTAAGGGTAAGAAGCTACCAGAGAGGGTAAAAAAGAGTGGCAAAAATAAAGGTTAGTGGCAAGGTCCACAACGTAAAGAAGAACAAAAAGGGCGAAGTTATAGTAGACCACGCTGGAAATATTGGCAAGTATGATAAGATTAACTTGACCAAAAAGGCTGGGGCCAAGACCGTCAAAGAAGGCGAGAAGGCAACAAAAGAATGGCATAAGAAGAACCCTCATACGAAAGGTAAGAAATAATGTGCGCTACATGCGGATGTATGGGAACAAAGAAAGCTGCTAAAAAGTCTGCCGCTAAGTTGTCTCCTAAGCAAAAGAAGATTGCCAGTAAAGCTGGTGACCCAAAGAAAATCGATGCGGCTGATTTAGCTGCCCTACGAAAGAAGAAGAAGTAATGTGCAAATCATGTGGATGTGGCTGCTCAAAGCCTAACTGTAAAGGCGCTTGCAAGAAGGCCGATAAGAAGCAAGACAAGAAGCTTGAAAAAGGTATGACCCCAGCTCAGAAGAAGAAGTTTGAAGCTGCAGATAAAAAGATGGATAAGAAGAAGATGTCTCGTAAAGAAGATGAAAAGAGAGACAAAGCTTTGGCCAAGAAGGTCAAAAAGAAGTAATGACTTAGCCCCCTCCACAGGGGGCTTTTTCATTTACGATACAGGTATGGGAAAACACATACATCGGCTATCAAATATTGACTCGGAGCTTAGAATAGCCCTATGCTCAAATTGTGGGGTTATTAGTGTTAAACGGCGAGGAAATCTAACGGGATCATTTGGTTGGAGATGTACCGTAAGTAATCGAGTAAATAAAGGTAGGCCTTGGGTAGCCTACAAAAAAGATACCTGTGAACGGTGTGGATTTGTGCCTGAGCATCGAATGCAGTTAGATGTAGACCATATAGACGGAGACCGTTCCAACAATAGTTTGGAAAATCTTCAAACCCTTTGTGCAAACTGTCATAGGCTAAAAACCTACCAAAATCGTGATTCTTATAGTACCGAGCCTTTAACCATAAATTCTTAAGGTTTTGCTTTATGATATGCTATGACGCCAGGTAAAACTGGAACCCCGCTGCTGTACCCTGCATCTTCCTATGGAGGAATTATGATTGCTTTAGTTAACCGGCTTAATCGGTATGAAACCGATGCCGATAAAGAAGAGTTTGTAAAGGGAGCGGTTGGGTTGACCCCAGCTAAAGGTAAGAAAGCAGCTGCAATTGGTTTTGTAGCAACTTATCTGATCTCTAAGAAACTCTTCAAAAATGGCTAAAAAAGTATCAATCGCAGATTACGGTAAGTGGCTACTTAGAAAAGTAGAATCAGCAGAAGCAACTCTTGCTTGGCGTACTCAGGTTCTTAGAGACCATGCAACAGACCTTGATTGGCCTTCTCATCTTGTAGCTAGTTTAAAAATGGTAGATGATGGTACAGGTCATAGAGTAGCTATGAGAGCTGCTGATAAAGCA